ATGGGTGTAAATATATGGATCAACCGGAGTCAGGTATACCTGGATATTTATCATGCCGGCAAGAGAACAAGGGAGAAGCTTAACGGGCTTATTATTACCGGAGACAAAGCTGTTGATAAAGAGACTATGCGTCTGGCAAAAATTGCGCTGGCAAAACGATCCCAGCAGGTTTTTACCGAGGAATGGGGTATTGTAGATTCTATTGCCGGCAGACAGTCTTTGTATGCATTTATCGACAAAACCTATACCCAGAAAAAAAAAGACAGGTGTACAGCTATTAGATCTGTCCTGAGTATTTTAAAAAAATACCCTGGAGGAACTACCATTCAGCTTGCTCAAATAACCGAGACCTGGTTTGAAAATTTTAGAAAATGGTTATTGGAGAAGATTGCAATAAGTACCGCAGAAACCTATACCAGGGTAATTAGGACAGCGCTTAACACAGCAGTCCGCAAAAATATTATTCCCAAAAATCCTACAAAAAATGTCCAAAGATTAAAAACGCCAAAGTCGAAACGTATCTGGTTAAATGCTGATGAACTTAAAGCCATGGCTAAAACTCCATTGGATTTTCCGCAGGGCGATGAAGTCCGAAGAGCCTTTTTCTTTGCTTGCAACACTGGTCTGCGTATCTCGGACTTAAAATCGTTAACCTGGGGAGATATCGAATACTCACCGCTGCAGTTGGTAAAAAGGCAGGAAAAAACAGATGAGCAAGTATGTATACCTCTTAACTCTACAGCCTGGGATATGATAAATGATGGGATGATCCATGATTATCGTTCACCAATTTTTAAGGAATTAAGCCAAGTCTCCCATTGTCATTTTTTAAGACTTAAACAATGGGCCAATGATGCCGGAGTAAAAAAAAATATCGGCTGGCATACTGCCCGTCATACCTTTGCCGTCCAGTCTTTACTGGCCAGAGTCGATATTTTTACCCTGTCAAAACTCCTGGGGCATACCGATGTAAAGACTACGCAGATTTATGCCCAGGTGACTGATCAGCTTAAAAGGGAGGCTGTTGAGGCACTGCCTACAGTGGGATTTAAAGTTTGATGGATTTATAAGAAAAATAATATTTAACTTTATACGTTATTTTTGTGCTAGCATTTCTTCATTTAAGTATTCGGGTGCGAAATCTACACCATTATCCCAGGATAATGTATGATGCCAGAGTTTCACTGTGTTAAATTTTTCCAAGTCCAATAATTCACGAATAATTTCCCTATGGTCTTTTTCCAATTCATTTTTTAAGTTAATAATACCGGTTTGCCCATTATTAAATTCCACATAAACGGTATAATCACCTTGTAATGCAACTTTTATAATACCAAGCATTTTGGCTCCTTTGCTTTATACCAATGGCAGTATTTTATTATATTGCCCAGTCGATTGAAGTAAATTCTAATTATCCAATAATTCCTGCTTGTGCATTGAAGCCCATTCAACTACATTACCATGAATTCGAGATGGTAAATCTTCCTCCAGGATTCCAAGTTCTTTAATGGTTATGGTGGCTGCATATTCCCCATATTCAACATGAAAATGTGGAGGATTATGGTCATTAAAACACATAAAAACCACAATACCTAAAAACCGGCTTAATTCTGGCATTTTCAAATTTTAAACTGATTTATTTTCATTTGTCAATGTTTAGTTTTAAAATTGTTTCCTGCCATACCTGATTCTTCCAGAAAAGAGGCATACCTCAATGCTTTGTTTATAACAAGTGACTGATTTTCCATTTTTAAGCAGGCAGGTATCTGGTAATCCAAGTTCGGGGTGTTCCTGTATCCTTTTTTCTATACGCTCGAAGAATGGTGTTACTTCCGGAGAATTGGAAATAATTTCTTTATTTCCGCGCGTCATGCAAATAAAACAGAACGAAGGAGTTACAATGGGTATTATCAAATCGACGGTAAAGGTTGGTCAAAAGCCATCTGCAGATGAAATAAAGCAGATACGGGCAGAACTTAAAGAAGCGGCGAAGTATTCGATTTTATACACAGATGACAGCCCTGAATCCACACCGGAAGCATTAAAAGAGTTTGCCATGCAGTGGGCAAAAATGAACCGCCAAAAACGACGGTTGGCAGTAACTATTCGTATCGAGCCTGATGTGCTGGATAAATACAAAACATTAGGATACGGCTGTACCGGTATCATGGCTGATGTGCTTAAGGTTGCCGCTGACAATCCTGCTTTACTCCTCAAAACCCGTACTTGATGGTTTAAAATTTAGGATTTTTTTTGAATAAGTTTTTTATCTTTTTTACTGAATTCTTTACTTGTCTTTTTTAGTTCTGATTTTATTTTATTAACATGGACTTCTGGGGGTAAATCCTCCGGCATTGTTCCACCATTTTCCCGAATTGCTTTACGTACTGTTTCTCCAACATTATATGCAGCAGATTCCAGGGCTTGTTGACCTTTGAGGTTTTCTCTTTTGATTTTAGCATTAGTCTGAGTTAACCGGAAAATATTAGCGCCCAATTCTTCAGCGCCCATGTAATCAAGAGGGGTTTCGCCTTCTGGTATATTTTTTATTTGCTTGAGTTTATTAATGGACATGTTATATAAACCCATATAACCTTTATTTGCAAAAATGTCATACCGCACTATGCCGGCTTTTTTGGCAGTTGATGACAGGGATTTTTCTGATTCAGTAATTTCCTTTCTAAGGGGAACCCGTTCTATATCGTCAGATGTGTGTATATAATTTTGAATTGAAGCAGCAAAGGCGGCGAAATATGCCTGTGCTTTTGCAACCGGTTCCTTTTTTATATCGGAATTCATGGATACAAGATAGCAGGCAAAACGGGAAAGTTTAAAATCCTTTTGATTTTTGCCATTTATCAACCGGACTTCTTCACGGAAATGATCCGCCATTATGATTGTTGGAATACTGATACAGACAGACATAGCTTTGTTTATCGGGGTCATTGTTGGGGAATAGTCTTTATATCCCAGCCAATGTATAAATTCAGAGGCATACCAGTATACTTGGCCATTGGAATGAAAGTTGTCCTCAAAAGAAGGGTTGTCTATGTTAAAGTATTGTCCCATATCCGGCATAGTTCCCTCCTGACTGATTTAGAGTAATATAGTTTTTTGAAAATATCTACTCATTTTTTCTTAAATTTCAATATTGTTGCTTTCTATATACCCTGCCATTGTAACCAGAAGTAGTATCAAGGATCCATGTGCCCGAAATAAAAGAAAACTGTGAGGCCAACCTTATTTCCAATAAAAATGGGGTTTTTTCTATAGCAAATATTTCATCTGTTATCCATCGAAGATTTATTGCAAACTTGCCATAACCAATGTCAGAAGGCCATGCTTTTTTATATAATCTATTTACCTTGCCAAAATTTGAGGATCTGAGGAAACTGCTCATTCCGGTACCACTTGTTTCAGCATAATATGTTGCAATACCAATGTCTAGTTCAACGTAAATTTCATCAATAGTGTAATCTTCCAAGGAAAAAATTAATGGACCTGACAAAATTAATAAAAATGTCAATGAAAATTTTAAAAGTAATTTTTTCATAATATTTCACATCCTGTTAATATTTTTTTTACATCAGTTTCATTTAAACCGTTTCATTTAAACGAGCTTTTCGATGCCTTTGTCTACATTTATAAAATACTCTTTGGAAGGATCTCCTTGATTGACCATGAGTATTATTGGCCAAAAAAATATTCCATATAAAAAAGTTGTTAAATCCTGTTTTTTTAAATTGGGAGGTAAGTACCTAATGGGTATTACTAGCCATATTCGTGATTTTTTAATGCCTGTAACCAAATAAAATATAAACAATGATAACCAAATTTCTTTGAAAATGAGCCAGCTTATTATTGCTAAAACAAAAGCAATTACCATAAAGACCTCCTTAAAAAAATTGAGTTAAACAAAAATTCAAATTTATCTCCTATCCATATAAAAATTGAAATTTCGTTAATGATTCGTGAATATGGGCTAAAAATAAATTTGCAACATGGCTATCTGTAAGGTCAAAACCGCATTCTTCGTTTAAAAAACCTATAGAGAATGTGGTATCTATTTTTTTAAAATATAAATCGACCATCAAGTAAGGGCCGCTATCGGTTATGGGCTCAAATGTCTTTGTAATAATGTATTCCGGAATATTATTACCTGAGTTATATAATTCATGTATATAATCCTTTACCGGTGGTGGGGCACCTGTTTTTATACCAACTTCGCCATAAGGAAACCATGACATTGCCCCGCCATTTGGGGAAATTAATCCTCCTACAGTCATTATTGCGGGCTTAAAGGACGAAAAACTAAATTTTTCGTTTGGGTGAAATCTGTATTGTAATATTGCTGTATTGGTTATGGGTAAATTTCTATTTCGCTTAGATCTTGTCTTGTTCACAGAATGCCGAATTTGGACGAAAAAAATAATTATTCCGAAACAAAGCATAAATATAAACCAAAACATGTGTAATCTCCTTACATTTTTTTATGTTAATTAAATTCGTAAAAAGCTATTTTTTAATTATCTTATCTAAATATATGAAAATTCCTTCTGGAATTCAAAGATTTTTAAGTTTTTTTTCAAGAATTTTTTAGAATTTTTGTCAGGAGGCAATACTAAGTATATCCTTTATGGCGTTTTCCAAAAGTAGAGAGCGTTTTCCAAAAGTAGAGAATAATTCAGGACTTCTGCCATAACCGCTATTTAAACCAATAGTGTATGATAAATATGGTCTTTTCCCTGCGGTTATTGATTTCATCTTTAACTGGTTGCTGATTTTCCTTAATAATCCTGTTGGGGTAAGGGTATAAATTTTTCCCTGGATTTTATGGTCAATCCTTATATTTCTGACTTATCAACATCATCTTGGAAGATTGCGAGTAGTTTTTGCTTTAGCTCCTCCTGATCAGGACCAAGTTTTTCAATTAGGTCTTTATCAATTTGACCTAAATGGTCTTTAACCGCTTGCTTACTTTCTCTATATTTTTGCAGTTTTAATAAATTTTTTGCATAATCTAAAACTTCAGCTTGGGTTTCCGGCAATAATTTGTTATATAGATTTATAAAAGCCTGAACATTTGAATTTATTCCTGAATTAAAAATAGGTCCATCTCCCCCATGTAAGAGCCAATCTGTGTTTACCTCAAATTCAAGGCAAATTAATTTAATATTCCGGGGGGTTAATATTTCTTTCTCATTTTCAATTGCTGAGTATGTACTTTGGCTTAATTCCAGTCTTCTCGCAAATTCTCCTTGATTGATACCTAATTCTTTGCGAATCCGTTTAAGTCTTTCACCCATTCCATCCATACCATAAAGGTATCGATAGTACAGAAAAAAGTCAAGAATTTATATTGATTTCCGATTTTTTACTTGACTATTTTATGATAATCGATAATATTATTATTGATTATCAAACAAAAGGAGTTTTAATATGACTGAAGATGCAGTTGAGATCTTCAAGAAACTGGATCCAGAAAACCAAGCCAGTTTAATGTCTCATATAAAAATAGCATATATTGCACAAGAAAATACTAAAAAACGTTTTGGATTATTAGCTCAATCATCAAATTCCATAAACTCAAAACGCTCACATAAAGTTTCAAGAGGTTAACAGCCAATGAACGATTTTATAGACCATTATGCCAATACCATAGCTCTGCGTTCTGCTTTAAAAGTGAGAGTAATATTATTGGCAGCCGTGTTTCCCATCAATTCAAGCAATTCAGGAGCGGCGTAACGTGCACGTTCAATCAGTACATCCAGTGATCCAGATTCCAGGATTAAGCCTGGTATATCCTCACTCGTACAAAACCAAACCTGAGCTTCTTCATCCCATTTTAGGATTACATTGTATTCCTTCATATTTTATAAATTTGTCAATTTTTGAAAAAAATCAAGAGCAAAAGGAGGTTAAAAACCAATGCAAAACGATTTTATTGACCTAGTCCGGCAGATGCGGGCCGCACAAAACAAGTATTTTTTACATCGGGAAAGTTCGGATTTGCGAACAGCTAAAGCTTGGGAAGCCCGTGTGGATGAAGCCATTGTAAATTTTGACAGATCCCAGGATAAAACGGCTCAACCTGAACTGGAGATTTATTAGGTATGGATAAATGGAACGGCTTGGAAAGAGGTCAGGCGATACTTCCCCTCCTTGTGCCTGTGACAGTTCATTACCGTCCCGTTCCAGATTGCTTTTTGATGGGCAGTGTGCCGGCAACTCAAGGTTTTAATATGCCGCACTTAAATCTTTGGTACTGCCCTATGCGGTCCTTACCGGCCGGGATGGACCGGAATTTAAAAATATGGGGGTTAGCCAGGAGCTTTTGAATCTTTGGCAGCGGTTCCTGCCGGCGCCGCTGTCAGGGTAGTAGTGAGCCCCTGGCTTCTTTTTCTATGTATGGAGGTTTTATGAAGTCGAATTTTAAACCAATGAATGCAGAGGAAGCGGCTGCATACCTGGGGCTTTCCAAGAAGGCGCTGTATAACATGGTTTCCGCAAAAAAAATTTCCTGTTATCGGCCTAATGGCAAGCTTTTGTATTTTAGCCGGGAAGATTGCGATACATATGCATTCCGCAATCGGTCATCTGCGGATTTCGAATTGCACGCAAAAGCTGAGGATTTATTAAACTCTGGTTCGGCTGCAGCACAAAATAAATGATTGACAGGAGGAAACATGAATTTTTTAAACAAAAACGAAAAATATCTTCTTGCCTTGTTTTTTAAACGATTGACTTTTGATGATGCCTACCGCGCATCCGATGCGGATACCCATGAAAACCAGAAGGCAATGGCTTACAGGATTTTGGACGTTGTTGAAAAAGTCCAAAAGGAATTGGCCTACCAGGGCTATGCTCCCCGTTAGGGCGTGGAGGTTATATGACTGTAGTAAAAGAAACAGAAAAAGCCAGGCTGCTGGAAAAAGATGGGATACGGTTCTGGGTACAAAAGCGCTGGCATAAGAACGGCAGGCTTACTCCGGCCGGGGTTAAGGCATTTGCCATTGCAGCCAGGGAACAACGGCTTCATCCTGGATTTGACGCTTCGAAGATTTTTGAGGTTATGGTTCGGACCGAGAAGGCGGTTCTTTTGCGGTGCGAAGTTGATACTCCCAAGGGTATCAGTGTATCAGATTTCTGGGTCCCGCTCAGTATGACTGGTAATTTTCAGTTCATAAAACAAAAACTCGAAGAGGTGGAAGCCAGGTATCCCTTTGTCGGATCCCGGGTGCGTTGGGCTGGATAATATGATTTCCATAAAAGAAAAACCTATCATTTTTTCAAGTCCAATGGTAAAGGCAATTCTGGAAGGCCGTAAAACACAAACAAGACGGGTTATCAAACCACAGCCAAACGAAGATGGTATAAATTACACAACCATTGAAGGTTTTCAGACTGCTTCGCCAATACCGCCATATTATAATTATGAAAAAATATGGATTGAGACTGATGAAGGTGAATCTGTTCAACTTAAACCAAAATATGAAAAAGGAGATGTTCTTTGGGTTCGGGAAACCTGGCGTCTGGTTGATTTTACTTTCATAGATGGCAAATGGAGTGCTTCGGTTGAATTTAAAGATTTTACTTGCGGAAACAGAGTTTTTTGGGAACATATGGAAGATGAAATTACTGGCTGGCGGTCACCTCTTTTTTTAAGCCGTAAAAATGCCAGGTTATTTCTGAAAGTCGAATCTGTTCACATTGAACGATTGCAGGAAATTACCAATCAGGATATTCAGGCCGAAGGCGCAGCAGAATTTGGGTGTACTTCTTACCGTGTTAATTTTGAAAGGTTAAGGAATCGTATCAATGTAAAATCCGGTTTTCTTTGGGAAAATAATCCCTGGGTATATGTGATAAAATTTAGCAGGTTAGGAGATTACCATGACTGAACCGAAGCGCGTTGTTATCAGCTTTTCTGTTGATGATTTCGAGTATCAGGAAATTACATTGTACGCAAGAGCCAAGGGACATGGCGGACAAACTCCGGCGTCAACTTTTGCGCATTACGCAACATTTCAAATGATGAAAAAATATCCGCTCACCAAAGCAGATATAGCCAAATATACTAAAAAACAGACTGAAAATAACAATGTAAAAACTGTACAACCTAAGCGTTTAAAATCAAAAATTAATAAATAATATAAAAAATTAAAATAAGCCCGTAGGCTGTACAGCCTTAGCAAATAGAAAGGGATTTTGGGAGGGGTAATGATTAAAAATAGGATTAATAATGCAAAATATAAATAATGATTCCCAAAAACTGCATGAACAATATATTCTCGACGAATATCAAAAAATAATGAACGAAAAGATAAGTCCCAAAAAGAAACATTATATGAGCCGTCTGGAAATGGAAAAAAAATTTTTATCAGCCTTAATGGCGGATCTTGGATCATCTGACTGGGCAGATACGAAAATTAAATATGATCATGTTTCCTGGCGGGTTTTTAAGGATCGCCGGCATCAAATACTTTGGCGTGCTTTAATGGAAATCGATATTCCGAATTTTGAAGGCAGGCTGGATATTTTATTAAAAGAACAGCAGGATGCCGGTAAGGAGATAAATTTGGAGGAATGTGAAGATAAAGCAAAACCGAATAATTGGTTTATGAGGGAACTCAAAAATGCTGGTGTGCTTAAGCTAGCCGGCGGGGAAAAATTTGTACAGGAAGTCCTGGATATCTACTCGGTTTCATTCCAGGTAGATAATTTTGCAAAAATTTTATTTAAATCTGTACACCCAAACAAATTATAAAGAGGGGATAATTTGAGTGATGTTTCTGCGGTAAAGGCTGACAATTACTATATAAAAAAAGGTCAAAAAGTAAAGCGATCCGAACTGCGTGTTGACACTGAAGCAGGCAGGCTGGCAGGCTTTATTATAGACCAGATCCCCAAAACATTTGATATTTATGATGGTTATGATCTGGCGGAAGTTCACCAGGCCCAGGCAATTGTAGATACATGCGGACGTTATTTCCGTTACTGCCCGGAAATTGGCTGGATGGTTTATCATTCGGAAGATGGATGCTGGAAGGAACCTTACGCGGAGTCAGCGCTGCAGGCCGTTATTACACATTTTGGGGAGTTGCGGTATGAGAAAGCAATGAATAACCAGAATGAAGAACTCCGGTTTGCGTTTAGGTGTTTATCTTCTTACGGCGTAAATGCAGTAAAAAATATTTTAAAATTACATGAAAGCATAATTATTTCACAGAAGATGTTTGACTCCGATCCCTACCTGCTTAATTGCAAAGGGGACGTATACGATTTACGCAAAGGTACCTGCAGGCCGGCAGTACCTGAGGATTATCTTTCCAAATCGATGTATTGCAAAGCCAAGGCGGAAAAGATTGATAAAGAATCGGGAATGCCTGCAACTCCGAAAAACTTTAGAAGTTTCCTTGATAAAGTAACGAGTAAAGACGGGGTTGAAAGGGGAGATTTGGCCTTTTATATACTGTTTTGGTTTGGCTATTGTCTTTCCGGAGACAGCGGGGCATCATTCTTTTTAAATTTCCATGGCCAGGGAAAGAACGGTAAATCTGTACTTTTGAAATTAATGTTGTCTCTATTTGGGGATTATGGCGCCCCGATTCCGGAAGATGTAATAATAGAAAACCGTTTCGGCAGCCAATTTGACCTTGCTGAACTGCCGGGTATTCGGCTAGGTATACTTTCTGATGCGCCCGAAGGCCGCCTTAACATGAAACTTTTAAAACCTATTACATCCGGGGATACAATAAGCGCCAAACGTAAATTCCAGAAGGGTTTTGCGTTTAAGTCTATGGTAAAAGTCAATATCGGCAGTAATCCGCGGTTGACATTGAAAGAAACCGGTATGGCGATACAACGCCGGCTTAGAATGGTGCCGTTCGATTACATTATAAAAGAACACGAAGAAATCCCGAATTTTGAGAAAACACTCCTGTAAGAGGCCCCAGGGATTATTTCGTTATTAATTTTTTTCGCAAAAGAGTATTTTAAAGCCGGAGGCGGTCCGCGGGCTTTTCCGAGTTGTAAAGTTGTTGATGATGCAAGCCGTGAATTCCTGGAAAGCGAGGACCTGGTTGGCCGGTATGTAAAAGAACGTGTTGAAAAAGCGCCTGGTAAAGATGTAAGCGCTACGGATTTATATAAAAACTTTAGGCAGTGGGAGGAAGGCGAAGGTATTTCCAAAAAAATTGGTAAGAATAAATTCGGCGATTTAGTATCTGTGCATTTACCAAATAAAAAACGTATGGAAAAGGGAATATATTATAATGACATTGCCATACGGATTTGGGATGACAGCGGCGGTTAAAAATTAATTAAATACGTAAATTATTTTTTCTCAAAAAACCTGCCATGTAATAGCTATGTCCTCAGTACTACAGGATGGTATTTTCAATAGAAAAAATTAATTATTTTCGTGATTTTTTCAAAAATAAATCATTATTTGAATCAATTTAATTTAAAGTACTACATTTTTACAGGAGTACTACAGGAGTACTACAGCCAATAATTCTTTATATTATAAGGAATTATTTTAATTCCTGTAGTACTGTAGTACTTTGTGCTATTAATTAACTATGTATAAAAAAGAATAAAAAAATATTTATATAAATTTAATAATTACACAAAGTACTACAGTACTACAGCCGAAGGATATAATAGCATTAATAGGAATTACAGAGTAAATAAAAGTAATAAAATGAAAATGAAGTTATTTTAAAAGTACTTCAGGGTTATTCAGTCATAATTAATTATCATTTGACATTTATAAATAATGGTAATAATAATTTATTACTGGAAAAAAATTACAAAGGAAAACAAACAAAGAAAGATTTCCTTAAGGAGGTTTTATGTCGTTAAGCAAAGGTCAAACTAATAACAGGAATGGCCGGCCGCGCAAGAATAATTCGTTAACCGAATACCTTGCCAAATTTGGGGCAAGGAAAATCGAAGATGAACAAAGCCCATTTAACGGCAAGACAAACCGTGATGCTCTTGCCGAAGTCCTTTGGCAACTTGCGTTAAAAAGTAAAGATTTGGTCGCGATTAAATATATTTTTGACCGTATCGATGGTAAACCAATTGAAACTCTGCGGGCTGAAATTGACCGCGGTGATGTGTCTGTAATTAAAACAGTGCAAAAAGAATTGTTTGACACTATGGAGTTAGAAGAAATTAATGAAGGAACTGTGGAAACCCCAGCCGCGGCAAGCGCAAGCGCTGTCGAATAACGCTTTTGAATTACTCTTTGGCGGCGCAGCCGGCGGGGGTAAAAGTGATTTTCTGCTTGCAGATTTCGTTTCCCATGTAAATGATTGGCGCCAAGCCTGGCGGGGCGTATTATTTCGCAAAACATATCCCGAACTAGAGACTATTATCGCTAGAGCCAAGGAACTATATCTTCCGCTTCGTGCTACATGGAATCAGGCAAACCGTACTTTTACATTTCCGCCAGGGTCGCAGTTACAAATGCGATTTCTTGAATCTGACGATGATGTAACACGTTACCAGGGACAGGAATATACCTGGGTTGGATTTGACGAACTGGGAAATTATCCTACTGATTATCCATGGAAATATATGATGAGCCGTTTAAGGAGCGCTGTTGGCGCTCCTTGTTATATCCGAGGGACTGCAAATCCTGGCGGGCGCGGACATGGATGGATTAAAGAACGGTTTATTGACGGTAAAGAACCAGGGAAAGTATACCGGATTGGAAATACTGGAATAACACGTTGCTTTATTCCTTCGCTCCTGCAAGATAATCAAATATTAATGCAGCAGGATCCAATGTATCAAAAACGGCTTGAATTAATGCCTGTATATCTTCGTAAAGCCTTACTTGAAGGTGACTGGAATATATTCCAGGGGCAGGTATTTGAAGAATTTAATACAGCAAAGCATGTAGTTAAACCTTTTGCTTTGCCTGCCGGAATGTGGAAACGGTTTTATTAACTGGATTGGGGGTATAGCAAGCCGTTCAGCTTGGGTAAATGGGCCGTTGATGCTGAAGGAAGATTGATACGATATGGCGAATGGTATGGTTACAGCAAGGAAAACAGAAATACTGGATTAAAACTTGGGGCAGAAGAAGTGGCAGAGAAAGCCTGGGCAGATGCGGTAACAGAAGGCGTAACCGAATGTGTGGCTGATCCCGCTATATGGGGCAAGACTGACAGCGGTCCTACAGTAGCCGAGAAGTTCCAAAAAGCAGGGTTTAAGATGATTCCTGGTAATAATGATAGGGTAAACGGTCTTGTAATGTTCCATCAAATGCTTATAAGCATGGGGGAAGACAGCCGGCCTATGCTTATGGTTTTTAACGTTTGTACCAATTTTATCAGGATTATTCCGACTCTTACCCCTGATCCTCATAGGCCGGAAGATATTGACTCAAAACTCGAAGACCATATTTATGATGAAACTCGATATGCGGTTATGTGCGATTTTGTACATAAGCCTGTTAATGCACTGCGCCGGCAGAATGCTTCCTGGAACTTCGGGAAGCAAAGGCAGGGGAATTCGTGGAACCCTTTAGCATGAAGGAGAATACGCCTACTGTCCGGTTTGAAAGCGGTCTCGTGCTCATCAGGCAATGCCCGCATTGCGGCAGGTTTATTAAAATTGATGACCAAATATGGGAAAATGATGTAACCGGATTAAAAGACGCGCCAAACGCTACATGTAAAAAATGCGGACGGGTCAAAGCTTATGATTTAGGATATTTTTAAGATGGATCCTATGGATGTATTTAATATGGTTGTCTTATGTCCTAAGTGTAATAAATTTATTCCAATAGACCTTATACGAATTTCAATACCGAAATCAATTAAAAATAAATTGAAAGAACAACAGATACCATTTGGTAATGAATTTTGTTTTAAAGGTGAAAGTCAGTGTAAATGTGGAAAAAAAATTAAAGCAACCTTTGTTTATGAATAATTGAAATTAACCGCTTTACATTTTTTATTAACTGCATTATATTAAAAACTAATAAGTCCGGCAGAAATTACTTATTATCTCAAATGATTTAATAAAGGGATTTCTGTGCCAGGGCAAAACGAAAAAGACTTTGTAGAAGATCTTAAGAACCAATTCGAATATCTCAGACAGGAACGGAAGAAGCGCGAGGGCGACTGGAAAGAAGTCCAGAAGTATGTTGCTTCTTCCGTTTTTAATTGGGATAATCCATTGGAAAAAATCCCTATACGTCCACAGCGGTATACATCCCGCCCAACGCATTATCTTAAAACACTGGTATCTGGCATAACCGGATATTCGATATCCCCGAACATTGTCTGGCATAAGTTGAGCCTGGAAGACATTGATATGCTTGATAGGTACGGTGTTAAAGACTGGCTTGAGCAGGTTGAACGGATATTGTACGCGGAATTCAGACGGTCAAACTTATATCAGCAAACATCAAAATTTGTAGAATACTCAGCAACATATGGTCATGCATTAATGCTGATTGATGAGCAACTCCAAGAAAATAGGCTTAGATTTACCACGCATAAGATATCAGAAGTATATATCGAAACAGATGAATACGAAGAAGTCGGTACTGTTTTTAGGCATTTTTCCATGACATTGAAAAATATGGCAGCTTTTTTTGGGGAAGAAAATTTATCCGTAAAACGTAAGGAAGAACTTAAGGATAAGAAAAAATGGCATAATGAATTTACGATATTGCATGCAGTATACCGCAGGGAGACTTTTGATAAAGAATCACCCGGTAATAAAAATATGCCTTACGCATCGATTTATATTGATGAATCAGAAGATTCCATTCTCCTGGAATCAGGATATCAGGAATTTCCGTATGCTGTCCTGGTTTGGGAAAATATTTCCGGGACCGCGTATGGGGAAAGTCCTGCTATATATGCTCTGGATGATATAAAGCTGCTTAATAAAATCGACGAAGCCAGAATTAAAATTGCTCAAATGGCCGCCGAACCGCCGATGAATGTTCCCGATACATTGCGCGGTGAGGAGAATGTTGTTCCGCGCGGATATAATTATTATACAAAACCTGATGAAATAATGACGCCTATCCAGACCGGTACTAATTTCCCGATTACACTTGAAATAAACAATAGTATTGAAAACCGGGTACGGGATTGGTTTAACGTGGATTTTTTCCTGATGCTCCAGCATGAAAACCAGAATAAACAAATGACTGCTACCGAAGTAGTTGAGCTGCAAGGCGAAAAAGCGGCAATTCTTTCTGACCTGGTTGTTAAATTAAATTCTGCTCTTACCAAAATAATCCAGCGAAGTTTTACGATACTTTACCGGCAGGGTAAGATCCCGCAACCGCCTGTAATTCTTATGGGATCAGGCGCCCAAATGAAAGTGGATTTTACCGGTCCATTGGCCCAGGCGCAGAAGAAATATCATGAAACAAACGGTATTGCCCAGGCTATTAACTTGGTTGGGGCAGTGGGGAATTTAACCGCGGAAGCCCTGGATGTGGTTGATTTTGACCAGCTTATTAAACGCGGTATGGAGGGCGCCGGAGTAAGCCAATTTATCATACGGGAAGATGATGATATAGCAAAAATACGCCAGGCAAGGGCGGAACAACAAGCCCAGGCGCAGCAGCAAGCGGCTGCCATGGAACAGCAAAAAAATATTATGGGTAATATGAATAAACTCAATGAGCCGGTTAAGCAAGGTTCTCCCCTTGAAGAATTAAATAAACAAATGGCGGGGTAATATTATGATAGAAAAGAATTCTGCCTTGCCGTTTTGGAAAGATAAAAGATTGACTCCAGAGGAGCAGAATAAAAAGTTAATAGAAATTTGCCGGCAGGTATTTAATACTCCGGATGGGAAAATAGTTCTTGTTATGCTTCTTACAGATCTGTTCTTTTTTGATTCGGCAAATAATAAAAAAGAACAGGCTTTAAATAACTATGCAAAATTTTTAATCCGGGAAAGATTGGGGATAAATGATACCAAATCTATTACAGATTTTATTATTGGAACCAGCCCGAACCGGGAAGGAAGATAAATATGGCTGAACCTGTTACAGGGAACGCTCAAGTAAATGGTTTGACGGATGCAGGAGATCAGCAGCCTGGTAACGTTAATTCATTAAAAAATGCATTTGCTGGCGCCGGAGGCGTACAACCTGATTCTAAACCCGGGACTCAACAGAACCCTGGGGATACGGGAAAAGGGGACGATAAATCCAGCGGTTCGAATATTACTCTTGGTCCGTGGGCACAGCAGCTGCCGCCGGAGATACGAGATAATCCTGAACTTGCTGGCCGGCTTGCGAAATTCACGAAAGTACCGGATTTGGCAATGGCTTATCTTGATATGGAAGGGAAGCTGGCCGCGGGCACTGTACCGGATAAGGATGCAGGTCCGGAAGAGGTTGCAGCATTCTGGGAGAAAGCAGGCAAACCTAAAACTTTAGAAGGTTATAAATTTTCAAAAGACAAGGAAAATCGAGGGGAAGAATTTGCGCAGGTATGCCTGGAGGCGAATCTTACTGTGGCTCAAGCTGATGCCATGTTCAAAAGCCTTGGGGATCTGGGAAATAAAAGCGCCCAGAAAGCGAAGGAAGCCTGGGAACAGCAATTCAAAGAAACTGAAACTGCTCTTGAAAAAGAATACGGTTCCAGGTTCCCCGAGAAGATGGAACTCCTTAAGCGTGGATTGACTGCTGCCGGTCCCAATGTAAGCAGTTTGTTGGCTCAGACCGGGCTGAGCAGTAACCCGGAAATTATCAAAGCCTTTATTACTTATGGTGAATTGACTTCCGAGAGCGGAGCTGCCAGGGGTAGTGGGGCTGGTACTCCTTTAAAATCTATTTTTGATGGGGGAACTTTTGAATATACAAATTAGGATGGATAAATGCCTGAACTTAATATGACTGATCAAATGACTGCTCTTGAGCTGGTTAAAAGGGCCAACGCTCCTGAGCCGTTTCATATTATTGAATTACTGCGGCTTACAAATGAGATGCTCGTAGATGTACCCGCGTATGAAGCGAATGATTATACAATTAATGTTACTTTGCAAAGAAACATTAAGGCTGTCGGTGAACACCGGATTTATAACCGCGGTGTCGGTAATGTTGCGACTCAGACTAAAGTTGTAAGGGATCGCATAGCTGTATTGTCCGCATACTCAGAAGTTGATGCGACAATGCTTGGTCATTCGGGTAATATAACTGCCGCTCGTTCCTCTGAGGCTGTAGCCATTGTTAAAGGGATGGGGTTAACACAGGCGGAATGTAGTATTTATGGTGACGAAACACTGGATTCAGAATTCGCGGGCCTTATGTCACGGCGGAATAGTTTGGATGATCCAAATGTTATTAATGCCGGCGGCAAAAATACCGGAAATAAAAACACTCTCACATCAATTTACATGGTTGCTGTTGGGCCTGATTTATACCATATGATTTATCCAAAAGGATCTAATTCAGTTGGGGTTTCCAGGGCTGATCGGGGCCTTATTGACATTGTGGATCCGCAGGACGCAACCAAAAAATACCCAGCTTATCGGGAATTTTTTGAAGCGCAGTACGGGATTGCCGTCAGGGCGCCGGATGCGGTTAAACGGATTTGTAATATCCCACCAGATATCAAAGGTGAGGATCTTGTGGATCTGATAATCGAAACCAGGTACCGGATGCCGCAGGGAGCTACGACATATGCCATGTATTCGAACATTGAAATGCTTATCAAACTTGATAAAGCAGCAAGGGATAAAGGTAATGTGGTGTATACAGCCGCCGATCCCTGGGGCAAGCCAATTACTATGGTACGGGACCTGCGCTGCCGGCGTATGGATGTCATCCTCAGCACCGAAGAAGAAGTGGCGTAAGGAGGTTCTAAATGCCCAGTTTTATTTATGACGCGTTTAATGATTTTGGTGTTACATCCGCAGAAGGAGAATTCCCGAATACTATCAATCTTGGTGAAGCCAGCATTGAACGGATGACTGTTGATTTGAAACTTCCCTCCGGTCCATTGGCAAGCGGAACTGTTATTTTATCAATTAAAGGCTCTGATGCAGCTAACGGTTCCTATACCACAATTGTCACAGGGGAAGAATTGACATCGGCTGATATCCAAAAAGGATATGGATTGCCTGTTCCGGCCAGCAAATATCAATATTTGAAAGCCGAAATAGAAGGCAAGTTCGGCGGGAAGCTCCAGGCAATTATTAATACTTATATTGGTAAGTAGGAGGTACTGAGTGGCAGAATCCAATCAATTGCCTTTGGGAAATCCGAATCAAAGCCCTCCAGAGAATGTAAATCGAACACCTCCTGAGAGCCAAAGCAAGGCGAAGCAGGCTTTACCTAAAGACACAAAGACTTATGCTTACTCATGTTTAGAAAAATGTGTTTATAAGGGCAGGTTCCGCAGGGAAGGGGATTTGATTTTCCTCGATAAACCAGGGGAAAAGATCCCTCATTTTAAAGAAGTAAAAATATGATTTATTTGCCTTCCGGGTTTCCGGAAGGCAGTTTCAAAAGAGGTTTGCCGTGAATATGGATATGGGGATTGTAAAAAGGGCTTTATATGATGTTGGCCAGAATCCACTGGTTGATGATGATATAAAAGCAGAAAATTCAATTTATTTGCTTTGCAAGGAGTTTTATCTATCCGTATTCCTGGAAGCCCTATCTGAAGTAGAATGGACCGGAGGCAGAAAACGCGAAAAGCTGGTCCGAACCGGCCGGCCGGTCATGACCAATAATAAATTCCGTTACGTATATGATATACCGTTTGACTGCGCAAAACCCATTGAATTGCAAAATAATGAATACTTTTTAATAGAGGATCGGCTTCTTTTTACCAATGTTGTTGATGCCGAATTATTGTATGTATCGAACGGCAAGGTGCTAAGGCAAATATCGTATGTCTCGGCCGGCCGGCCGGGGGATTTACATGATATGGAATATCTTACGGCAGGTGCTCCAGGGACACAAAACGGCGTAATAATTTGGTCCGGCAGACCGGCTGATATTAAAAGTCCACCTGATTGGGATGGTATTACACCTATCGAAATACCGGATGATCCTGTATCGAACGATGATTATCCGGATTATATAGCCTTGGAATATGAACCTAAATTTTATGAGTATGTAGAAAAAAATTTGGCTGCAAAGTTTTCGATGAAATTAAGTTCCCAGCCTGCCTTACATGTACAGCTTTTACAAGAAGCTCTGTTGATAAAACAGGAAGCGATTAAAGCCAGCAAGAGCAGCAAAGCTGCAAAAATACAGGAAGTTCCTCTTTGGACAGAAGGGATGGGTAGATAATGCTTATTACCAATTTTTCTGCCGGGGAATTATCAGAAGATTTGTTTGGAAGAATCGATCTTCAACAGTATTTTCAGGGCGCAGCTCATATTGAAAATTTTGACCTTATTCCATCCGGAGGAATTGAAAAACGCCGAGGAACAAAAAGGATTTTATCAGATTTGCAAAACGGAAGGATTATTCCTTTTATTATCAGTAGGGAAGAAGCATATATTCTTTATTTTACCAACGAAAAAATTACAGTTTATCGTGTTGGGAAATGGGATGCCCCTGTTGAAGTGTTTGTCAATGATAATATATCGACTGAAGCAAAACCAGAATTCCTTTATACAGATGCGGAAATACCGTTTGTTCAACATGCACAAAATTTTAATAGAATAATATTTGTGCATGAAAACCACCCTCCATTTGAAATAACTCGCAATAGTGAAGATGACCTGGGTATATCAGTATTTAATATAAATCTAAATGTGGACGTTAACGTATCGGAAGCCATAAAAGAACCTACAACCTTTGAAATGGATAAAACTTATATTGATAATGGATATTTGATATCTCCATTTAATTATCCCAGGGCAGTTACTTTTATGAACTCAAGATTAATTTTTGCAGGTACATTTTCAAGTCCACAAAAATTATTTATAAGCCGTGTAAGTGATATTAATAATTTTTCAACATACAAAAGATATCTTACCGAACAACGTGAGTATTTAATCATTGAAGGGTCAATCTCTGAAAACTCGAATCAAATTGAAGTAATAGGATCTGGAGAACAACTTTTTACATTACAAGCTGACATTTCTAAATTTTTTATTGATGCATTTTTCCCTAAAGATGCAGTGATTTTGTCAATAACCGGAACTATAATTACTATGTCCAGGCAAAGTACCATCGAGACTTCTCTAACTGAAGGCCCTGGGAGTGAGTTGGAATTACTTAATAATTGGAAAACATCTGCAGATAATGCAGAAGACAATCCTGCAGTATATATAGATATAGCAAAAGCTGTATATCGAACAAAAAATGAACATGGCGGATTGATTGTTTTTCGTCAAAGTTTTTATTCATTATATATTAGTGTTACAAAAGTAAAAGTAATAGTAAGAAACAATGCTAATGAAAAAGGGGGAATTGATGCTACTAGAGAATTTATTTTAAATATAAGTCATAGGGATACGAATTTTAGTATGTCTAAAGCAATTGAAAGCTGGCTTAAAGAAATTCGTATATTAAATAATGCCTTTTTCTATGCTTGGCAAAATAATTTTAATAGTATTAATTTCGATAATGCTATTAATAAAATAAAACAGAACCTAACCGATTTCTGGTATTACAATCTAATTACTCGTAAACGGGAGTACTGGGGTTCTCCTAATAATATTTATGCAGATATTTTAAGAGAAACAAGTGCTGATAAAACAGTATTCATACCGTTTTATACCAGAAAGGTACTGGAAGAACGGTATCCAACCGCCGATGATGGATTTACATTTGAACTTGCTTCAGACCGGAATGATAAAATCAGATGGCTGGTTCAGAATAAACATTTGATTGCAGGCACAGAGAGTGCGGAATATATTATTCCATCTAATATCACAGCGATAAGCATAAGTGCTTTTCTGAATTCTTTTTATGGCAGTTCATATCTCCAAGCAACCAGTGCTGGCGATGCTGTTTTGTTTTTTCGGGATGGAAATAAAGGACTGGTGGAATATTATATTCCAGAGGCAGATAACTACTTCCGGACAAATGATTTACTCTTATTCGCCAGACAAATGCTGCAGGAATCAGAAGTTGTTGATTATGATATTGTTACTTCTCCAAATACAAAAATAATAATAACCAGGGAAGATGGTAAACTGGTAATTTTATTTTATGACCGTTCCTTCGGTGTATTTGCCTGGAGCCGTTATTCCGGTACAGGGAAAGTAAGAAGCCTGGCGGTTGTACCAGGAGAGAATGGCTATGACGATATTTATCTGCTGGTTGAGTATGGGAATACTAATAAAAGATATTATCTGGAATTACTTGACTATGAAAGTAAGGTATTTCTTGATAATTATACTGAAGTAACACAGGAAAATTTTGAATCAGTCAGGGATAATTACAAAAATATAAAACCAACTCCTGTATTATGTTGTTTATATAATAATACAAAGAGTGAAAATATTTATGAGTCTTTGGATATTAAGAAAAATCCTTTTAAAGATCCCTTCTGGAATCCAGGTGCCAAATATTATATAGGATACCCATATAATAGCAGTATTCGTACATTACCCATCCTGTCAAATGCAGAAATGGCCAAGCAGCGTATTGCTTCTGTTTCATTTCGGTTTTTAAAGAGTTATTTACCACAGGTATCTTCTATAGCCAATGGCCAAAAAATTAAAACTGATACCATTACCAATCCAAAAGAACCGTTCACTGGAGTTCATAAAATTTCATTTCCAAGTTCCTGGAATGAGGATGTGCAGATTGAATTGACAAATGATGAACCCGAGCCTGTTAAAATCCTTGCCATTAATGCGGAGGTGCAGTGATGTGGTGGTTGTTGGGAGCCGGTATTGGCGTAGCATCTACATTTTTGCAATCAGAAAAGGATAAGGAAAGAATCAGGCAGCAACAGGATATGGCTCGTCAGAGTTATGAATATGAACGTGAATACAATTCCAATATGTTTAGTTTGCAGAGGAAACAGAGTCTAGATAACCTGGCATTACAGGACAGCCGCCTGGCACAGGCTCTTGGTATGGATGTTACCGGCATGAATCTGAATCTTGAAAATCAGGCTATGCAAAAGCAGGCTGCACAGGTATCCCTTGCTGACAGCAAGGGAATGGCATTAGCAGAACAGGGAGCAAGCGGTGTAAAAGGCAGTGATACCTTGCAGAAGAGGATCGATTTTGCCGACAGCCAGCTTGCCAGACAGTTTGACCTGCAGAACCGGGGTACAACGTTGGCATTGCAAAACATGACAACACAATATTCGAATCAGTCAAATGACATAGCCCGGGAAAGGCAGTCCTGGGGACCTGGCGGTTACAGGTCAGAAGCGAAGGCGTTAAGCGATACTTATGCGCAAAATATGCATGGACTCCAGATGAAGGGATATGAGCAGGCAATAAAGAACGCACAGCCTGGAGTTTTTGATTATATTACCGGAGCCATGAACGGGGCTTCCAGCGGGTTGAGCCTTGAAAATACCGCCTTGGATTTTTTTAAAAATTATAAAATTAACCGGGATTCCTGGAATACCATATTTACAAGCAGGGATAAATAAAAATGGGTAATTCATCACTGCTTGATGCTTTTAATTCCGCGGCAGGTTTTACCCAGCAGGCTTTGAGTTATACCGCACAAAGGAGAAAAGATGAAGAAGATGAACTTAACCGTTATAATCTTTTAAAATTACAGGAAGAGGGTAATCGTCTTATAAATAATATAGAAAATGGTTTGATCAGCAATGATGATGATAATTATCTTCCTGAGTATGAAAAACTGGTCAATAAACTTTACCAGGACGCTTTGAGTACCGTTAAGACTCCGTATGGAAAAAGATCTCTTGATTATATGTTTGCGGCCAATGACGCCAGAATGCGGCCGGCCCTGGAAAACGCTACTCGTATAATTCAGAATAAAAACCGGTTTACCATGGAAAATGCCAGTAATCAAATGATATTGGCAGGAGATGGAAAAGCCGAAGATAAACTGACAAATACCCAGATGAGCCGGGATAAATTATTCATCGATGGAAATCATTTATATTCATGGGAAAAATACTATACCGATTCTGTAAATGCTAGATCCGGCAGCTTTTTTGGAGATTTCCAAAAGGAAGTAAGGGACGCAATTATTAATAAAGGTATGACTCCCGGGGAAGCAATGGAGGAGTTATTTGGGAAATTCAGGGAGCGCCTTGATAATTCATCACTGGATTTATGGGATGCAAAAGGCGGCTGGGAAAACTTAAGACCTGGGGAGTTACCAACAGAAGGTTTCCAGAAACGGCAGCATGATACAACGATTATGGATGACCGGATTATGGAATCCGCAAGAGCATATGCGGATGAAGTCTGGGCAAATTATGAGAATATTTATGTTGATAAACATGCGGATGTAATAGGTAAAATACTGCAGCCATTAATTCTGGAAATGGGTATTATGCCTGGCAGTATAACCAATGAAATTATTGATAATTATATAAAAGAAAATTTAGGGAGTGATGCGGTTACTGATGATGTTGCCGCACTAAATGAAAGAATAAAAGAAAAGTCCCAGCAAAACGCATCAAAAATATGGGACGGGTATGTAAAAGAAGCCTGGAAACAGGCTGATGCTCAAATATCAAATACATACGGGAATGTTCTTACTGCGGTAACTGCAATGGCTCCTAATTCATTGGAATTGGTTGCCCAGGGATTAGCCGAAGTTTCATCCTTTAAAAATCCATTAATTAACCCAGATGACCGGAATAAATATAATAAATGGTATAACGATTTATTAGCATTTATTTTAAAAAGTGACAAAAATGGCTCTTCAGGTATGGCTGATGTCATTAATTCGGCAGCCGTATCCGGAAAACTTAAAGAATTATTAACAGAAGTTGTAAGCGGCCGCAATACAATATTCGGTAGTTTACAGGATTTTAATCAGGGATTTCGTACCACTTTATTTGAATGGGCCAGAGCAGAAGGCAGATATGGAAAAGATCAGGTTGCTTTTGAAGCTGAATTTGCAGGGGTTCTTCAACAATACTGGGATTTTGCAAAAGATATAGTCGGACAGACTCCAGAAGCCATGACTGCTTTGGATATGGCAAAGAGATATTTTGATAATTTAAAAGATAATAATACAGGCAATGATTTATGGATGGGGAAAAAATATCAGGGAGTTACCGATCATGCCCGAGGAGCGGTATTGTCTGGTTTATGGGATTCAATAACTTCTTATGATTGGCGTGATCCCAAACGCCAGGGGCTTAATTTTCTGCAAAACGTAACAGATATGCTGGGAGTTATTAATGGTGAGACCGTTCAAGCTCTTGTAAAGCCAACCAATAAACAGGGCGATGAAATTTTAATTGATTTAGTTCAGGCCCTTGAAAACCCAAATATAATGCATACAGATTATGAAGGCAGACTCATTACCCTGCCTGGTCCAATCGGGAATACCGGACTTGTTGGACAAAAAGTTTCTGAAGCATGGGATTTAATAGGGCAGAGGATTGCAACCGCTGCAGGAATTGATTCTTCCTTACTTGTGGCTAAACCGAGAGAAGATAAATTCAATTATGAAAAAGACGCGGCTCCGGAGTTTCAATATAACGGCGGAAGTACCTGGTATCGTCTGGTGGTTGATGGAGACGGCAGAAATAAAAAACTCTATCTGGAAAAACGGACTGGTCTTAATGGTACATGGGGAAATAGAACACTTCTGGACCAAGCTGCGGAGAACAGGGCTGCTGACCAGGCCGCAAGAGAATATAACAGGGAAAGGAATTATCAGATTGAATATGATAACAGAGACGCATCCAGGCTTGCAAATCTTGAAATTGGCGGGTATCCGGCTCAAATGCCCGGAGAGTATAAAGGTAGATCTGATGATATTATGATGCGCCATGAATTTATTAATAAATATGGCGTACAAAATTATATTGATTTCTTAAAGAAACAGTATCGCAAACCGGATGGTTCACTGCCGGAGGCATTACAATTATATGACCGGAATGTACCAAACCAGGGTACAGCCAACTCGGGTCAAACAACAACTCAAAATCAGAGAACTGGCGCAAGTACATCATTATCACAGAACTTTGAACAATTAAGAAATACTTCGGATCCTGAACAGAGAAGAGATTTATTCAACAAAATGAAAATAAATTACTCATCAGATGACTTCTTAAAAGAAGGTATAAATCCAGCGAATGGCAGTAAAATGGTAATGATTCAGGCCGCTGACTGGGACCGGATATTGAACGGTTTGGTTCCAATGCTTAGGGCTGTTCAGGAAAGTAAGTGGAGGCAGCTAGGTATTATAAAGGCTGGCGTTTCCAGATGAGTGATAATTTTTTTGATAGGTTGGAAAGTTATCGGCAGCAGACGCCTTCTCATTTGGACAATCCTGACCGAAACCAGGAATTTTTTCTTAGGGCAGGTGACCAGTTTCAACGAAAACGGGAAGAAGAAGCAAAGATATATTCGGCTCTAAATTTAAATATCAATACAGATGCATATAAATATCTAAAAGGCCAGGTTGATAATGGATCAATGGATGAAGAGGAACTTTTTCGCCTGGCTGCATCCATGAATATAGCAGATCGTTATGGTTTGCCAATCGATTATGTTAGGGGGAATTTGCCGGTTTTTTTGACATCAGAAGGAGTTAATCCCGAAACAAAGCCAACACTTACATTGCTCAGGTCTATTTTAAATAGAGGCCAAATTGGTTTGTCTACACCTAAAATAGGCAACATGAAATATGAGTTCATGAACGCGAATGGTCCAGATGGCGATACAGATCACGCGAAATGGTTACAGACCGAGATTAAAAGACTTGAAGAAGTTAACCGGCAGTTGGAAGATGCAATCCCAAATGAAACTCGCACAACCAGAGAAAAAGTAACTCAAACTTTTAAAAATTTATTTGGTTCAGGTGTGCAAACTCTTGGTTATTCCGGATATATATTTTTACATAATTTATTAGGACAGGTCGCCGGACTTGGAGTCATGAATTTTGGTCCACTTTTTGCCTGGGACGCGGGAAGGAAAATAGAGGCTGGTGATGAATATTGGGCTCTGACTGAAATGGGTATAGATCATGATATTGCTTATCCTTTATCACAGGCCCATGGCGCTATTTCAGCAGGTATAGAACAAGTATTGGAATATGCTCTTGGATTGGGCGTTGGCGGGCTTTTAAGACTTATAAGCGGTAAACCTATGAGCGCTGTAATGGGCAGGCTATCATCTGCTGTTTTTAGAGGATTACAGCATAATGGTTTTTTATTTAATGCAGGCACAGCTTTGATGGGTTGGACGTTAAATATTCCTTCGGAATTTGGAGAAGAATTTTTACAGGAAGGAGATAGTATATTATTTGAAAATATCGCTATTACATTACAAAATACCCGCTGGGAAGGGATGATAGCAGAAATTCAGGATGGCAGATCAGTTCTTGAATTATCTGATGAAGAACTGGAAACAATAAAAACAATAAGAATTTTACAGGAAAATATTTCCAAGAAGTCATTTGGGGAAGCTTTGACTCAAATGTTTAAAGCTGGAATTGAAGGAGCCACTGCTGCTATTGTTTTAGGGCTTCCTGGCGCCGCATTGCAGACAGGCATTGCGGCAATAGATGTACGCCGTGCCCGTAATATGGCGGAGTCTATTCCCAGCAGGGAAGCATATAGAAAAGCTACAGAAGAGTTATCAATATTTAAAAATCTATCTCCGGAAGATAGAAAAGTTGCTCAGGATAAAGTGTGGGACAATTTGAGCCGCAAACGGGACTCTATTATTACCAAAGAAGCCGAAGCTATTAAGCCCGGCAGTGGCTTGGGTGAAGGTTATGCAGCGCAAGAAGTAAACCCGGAGACTAATGAAGAAATTCCTCTTGGATCACCATATTTAAAAAAAGATGATACGTATTACTCCGAGCTTGATGATAAACGCAGTATTTACAAAGTAGGTGATCCGCGTGTAGAGACCGGCCGGAATCTTTACGCTGATATCCAGTATCATCGTGAAAGTGACAATACGATTATTATTGATAAATTTAATGCACGCAGAGATCTGGATACCGATGAATTCCGCAGCAAGGTATGGGGTCAGTTCTCCGAAACATTTGCCGGCAATGATATAAAGTGGGAACCAAATACTGAACGGGAAGTTAATATCCGGGATGCCCTGATTAAGAATAATCCAATTGGAGAACAGGCAGGGCTCAATTATTATACAACCCAGGATACAGAAAATATTACTGGCGCCCGTTACCGTAACCGTGTGATTGATACTTTCAAACAATATTTTCCAGGGGAAAATTCGGCTGTCCATGATGTTATGGCTGCGGAATGGGAAGCCATTGCCGGCCTGGAAAGTCTATCACTTGAAGACTATGTAAACAGGGAATTCGGTAGCCTGGATAAGGTATTTACAACCCAGGCCAATACTGATGTATATGCAGCATCGAAAAAAGGTAAAAACGTAATAGGGGCGGTTTCCTTTGAAGGCCTGGCCCGCGATGCTAGGGCAATGATTTATGTTACAAAGAATTCCGATCTTTCTACTTTTATCCACGAGATGGGCCATATATACCGCCGCAGGTTATCCGGGGATTTACTTGCAGAAGCTGAACGGATTTGGAAGGTAGCTGATGGGAAATGGACAGAAGCCCAGGAGGAACAGTATACACAGGATCTTGAACGTTGGCGGCGTGACGGAAAAGCTCCTACTCCACAGATGCAATCGTTCTTTGAAAAGTTCGCTGCATTTCTTAAGAAAATTTATAATGCGGTTTCCAGGCGCGGATCTGTATCTCCAGAAGTTAAAGGTTTTTTTGATAAACTTTACCGCGGTGAACAAGCTCAATCGGCCGCAAAGAATAATACTGCCGGCATTCAAACAGCGCAGACTGGCTTGATGGGCGAAGTAGTTGGGAATCAGGTAAGGGGCACCACCGGATATGATGATATAGAAACTTGGGTTGGAACGCTTCCAAAAGAGAATCAGCGCCTTTATCGCGAGAATAAAGCCCTGAATGAAAGCAGGCGAAACCTTGATCAAAAAAACACCAATTTAAAAATTGAAGGTGTCGGAGAAAATGATCTTGAGGCTCTTAAAGCCAAAGCGCGTGAAGGCCATGATTTTATACGAGATTTGGCAAATACATGGGCCAGACAGTGGGATGATAGAGCTCTGGGCCGGCCTGGTTTTGAAGAAAATGCAATCCTAAAAAATGATGACAGAGCTAAAGAAAAGCATACAGAAGAAGCAACGCCATATAATGCAATGTTTGATATGGTCGGTTTTACAGTAGTTGTATCCGACTTTAAAACACTTGTTGGAATGGCGGAATCTGTTGCCACCAATGAAGCAGTTGTCAGGATAAAAGACCGGTATAAAACTACGCCAAAATCCGGGTACCAAGATATTTTGCTAAATATTAAGGCTCCGAACGGGTTCATCGGCGAAATACAGCTTAATGTGAGTCAGATGTATGATGCAAAAGAAAAATATGGCGGACATGCAATTTATGAAGTACAGCGTGAGCTTTCTAAAGAAGTTAAAAAAGGGAACATTGACGATCGTACAGGTGAACAAGATGATTACTTACTTAAAGAAATTTCAGCGAAGTATTATGGTAAAGCGACAGGATTGTTATTTGCTGAAGCCCAGGCGAGTGCTTCTTCTTTAGACATGGGGGACCCTTCATTCTGGGTATATACTTCAAAGAATTCGGTCGGAGATAATGTTTTATCTGCATTTACTTTAAATAAATTTAGGCCTTTGCTGGCCCAGGCAATATTGCGCCATTCAACAAACCAGAGTTTGGGATCATCAATCGATGGAACTTCAATAGCCGGGGAAGCAGAGGAAGCCGGTGCTGCGGCGGAGTCGAACAATGTATCACTCACTACTGTACCCTCCATTAATAATATACAGGGTAATCAGGATTCTTTCAATGATATACGTGAAAAATATCAAACAGCGGTTAAAGAATATGGTGATACAGATACCATAAATATTAATGGAACAGAAATGGAAGGCCGTTGGGTTCTGACCGAAGCCGAGACCCCGACCGCATCCCATGATGAGCGAACCTTCAATGAGACCAAAGGTTTCCCGACTGTTGACGGCCGGAGCATCAATGACCGTGATTACCGGAATGATAAACAGGCACAAGAGGCAGTTATAAGGATAGCCGCCAATTATGACAGCCGCGCCCTGGAAGGTGTGGTTGTATCTACCGATGGTATTGTTATATCCGGTAACAACCGGACCATGAGCAGTAAGCTGGCTGCCAGGCAAAATACTGATAATAAATACCGTACGGCACTGGAACAAAAAGTTAAGAGATATGGGATCTCCGCTGAACAAGTGAGACATTTTACTCATCCCAGGCTTTTGTTTGAAGTTGATGCAAAAGATAATTATGATACAGCCCTGTTTGCTCAATTTAACCAGTCTACAAAGAAGGCTATGGACCCGGTGGAAACAGCAGTCAAAATGGCCAAATTAATAAAAGATCCAACGGTTATATCAATTGCCGCAGTTATAGATGCGCATGAAAGTATTGAAGATCTTTATAAAGATAAAAAAGCGCTGCAGGAAATATTTAATACTGTACGGAATGACGGACTTATTGGTGAATATGATATGCCGCAATTTTTTATTGCGGATACAGGTATTACCGGCGCCGGCGAGGAACTGCTTGAAAATGTACTGTTGGGCGCTGTCCTGCAGGAAAAAAATATCAGAGCGTTAAATAATAGTAAGGCTATTCGGCGGAAACTGATCCAGGCCCTGCCTAAACTTATAGAGAACCGGGCCATGGGTGAATATTCGATTATGCCGGAGGTAAATGAGGCTGCCAGGATAGCCCTGGAAGTTGATCAAAATCAAAAGACTTTTAAGAACGTCCAGGACTGGGCATCCCAGCAAGGTTTTGATTTTATGGGTCAAAAGAACCAGGTAGCTATCGAATTGGCCAGTGTCCTGGAACAAGGCAAACAACAGGAATTTGGTGATTTTATTGGCGGCCTTAACTCGGTCCTGGAAGCGGCATCCAGGGGGCAGGCGGATATGTTTGCCGGTACTGTGGAGAGCAAAGAAGATATCGTCCGCCGATACCTGGGAATTAAGGCCAGGATTGATGAAGTAAAAACTGCCAATGATAAAATAATACGCAGTAAAACTGCATCACAGCATGATAAAGCCCAGGCAGCCCTGGGCAATGCCGGCATTGCCAGAAACGAGGCTGACGGTACACTGATGCAGACTTTATTCCAGGCTGCTTATCACTGGAGTCCTTATCGATTTGATAGTTTTAACAGTAATCAAATAGGTACCGGAGAGGGAGTACAGGCTTATGGTTGGGGGCATTATTTTGCAAGTAAAAAAGAAATTGCCGAATATTATTATGAAAATTTATCTAATACTACTGTTGAATTATCAAGTTTAACCAATCCTGAATCTGAAAGACGAATATTATCACTGCTTAAAGATAGTGGGTTATTGAATAAAATTATTCAATGGAAAGAAGGAAAGCAGCAGAATGGAAATGTTAATATTTTGGATGTTGCCAATTATATTACAGAAACAGGAATTAAGGCAAATATTGACGGTCTATTTAAAACAATAGCAGCTTTGATTGGCTCAAATGAACAAGCTAAAAATCTTTTTGAAAAAACAATCTGGAATACAAACCTGGTCAGCTTTATGAAGTTGATATTCCTGATGATGTACATATGCTTGACTGGGATAAGACATTCTCCGAACAATCAGCACAAGTAAAAGAAAGCTTGAATAAATTATTCGCGCAATACTTAAGCGAACATTTCACCGGAGTACCAAATGCTGAAGGTCAAAACATTTATAAAGAAATTGTTTTTGAAAGCAGACTGGCAGGATCGCCGAACCCGGAGCAAAGGGCTTCATTGTTATTAAGTCAATATGGTATTAAAGGTATCCGGTACCTGGATGCTTCTAGCCGCAGGGCTGGCGAAGGAACTTATAATTATGTAATTTTTGATGACAATGAAATAAAAATTACCCAGACCTTTTTCCAATTCCTTGATGACCAGCTCCTCGATGACGCTGTTCAATATAATACTTGGGAGGAATTCAGGGACAACAATGAGGAAGGAAGTAATGTATCTGCGTCGGATAATGCCTGGTATAAGTCATTATGGGAAGATGCCCGTAAAATATCTCGTCAGAGCCAAACGCTTTTTTCCGCAGAAGATGAAACATCCGGAAGTAAAACTAGAGCCGAAGAACTTGACCGGCGCTGGCTTGCTGAAGAAACAAGCCGTGAAAAATTAATTGATATATTAAAAACTATTAATAACATTGTTAACAGCCGTGAAGCTGAGCCGATGGAAGGTGAGGACAGGACCGAATATAACCGGAACCGGCTCCTTGAGTCCCGGCTCAAAATGGAATTGCCTAACTGGAATACCTGGCAAGGTATCGCAGCACAAGCTGTCAATGGGCCTGCCCTTACAAATCATCAATATGAACGGCTTAAGAAACTTATCAGGCAAGCTCCCAGAGATTATAGGGCTGTATTTGCGGACTTAATGGGACAGAATGAGTATCTTGAGGACCTGGGGCCCAGAGCCGAAAATGGCGAACCGGCATCCCGCCTGGCTGACCCCAGAGGTGAAAGAGAAAATATACAGGAAACGCTCCGCAGTATTGCCAGGGAACTGGGAGATGAAGAATTGTCTCGCAGGGTAGAAGCCGGCGATGTTTCTATGGGTGATGATCCCAGGGTTCAGGCATATATTAAAGGCATTGAAACTGGGGAAAAGGCAAATATTGATGCTTTAACAGCACTGGAAGCTGAAATTGGAGAAGACTGGGCCCGGTTTACCAATCATGAAAAACGTGAATTGGCAGACCGTTATGAAAAAATGCTCCAGATGAAAGAAGCCTGGGGTGACCGGCAGGACAAAACGGCTAGATTAATTGAAGAAGGCCGCTCAATTACTGAACCATATAAAAAGCAACAGCGGCTTGAAAAGGCAAGTTATGACCAGGCCATGAAGGCTTTTGAAGATTATCGAAAGAGTTCTGCCCTGGAAGCTGACATCAGGGAATCGATGGCCAGGCAGGAAGCGCGGTCGCAGGAGCGTATTAAACAAACCGGGATTAGACGCCGGATGCGAGCTATGCGTGCTCTTAAAGAATTAAAAAAACGGCTTATCAAGCGGATAGTCAGGAATGTGTCATTTAAAAATTTCGCATATGATCAAGCAGCAATGATAAAAGCCATACAACGCATATTCCAACCATCACTTATTGAAGGTGTTAATAAATGGATTGGCGGAAAGGAAGGTCCGCTTATCCGGGAAATTTGGTCCAGATGGAGAACTGATGAAGCCTATCGTGAAGAATTAACAACAGCGGCCGGCAAGAAAGCAAACAGGATCGCTAAAATCCTTGATAAAGAATGGGACTTTATTTCGAACCAAGAGAAAGAAAGCCTTATAAAAGCCATGCCAAAACAGGACTGGATTACAGACCTGGGACTTGTAGAACTTGCCAGGGAGAACGATGAATCTATTCAGCTTGATATTGAAGAACAAATTATTAATGGTGAGATGCATTATGTACTTGGTGAGAATCTGGCTAAAAAGATGAAAGAAGATCTGGGTGAGGAGTTATATAACCGGCTTATTAATAAACCATTGGCAGCCTGGTCAATTACAGAAGCGGAGGAATTGGCAGCGGCAGTTGACCGTTTAACTATCGAAGGGAAACATGAGTTGGCGGCCAGAAACGAAGCTCGAAGTAATTTACGGGATCGGTTTAGGGACCAGGTTAAAAAAGCTATTAGGACTACAGGTATTGAAATAAATGATGATGATTCCGTGGAAGAGAAAAAACGTAAACAGGTAAAAATCAATAAAATCATTGGTAAGTATGCATCCGGAAAAATAAAAAATAATTTATCAAATAATTTTTTTGACGCAAATCTTAGGCGGTTCACTACAGCCATGGATGGCGGCCGGCAGGGTATTTATACATCCCTGCTGTATTGGGGAGAAAATGATGCTTATAATGCAAAACATCGGGCATTACAGACAAGACAGCAGCGAATTGATGAAGTAATGGTAAAAAATAAGATTACTCTTGATGAATTATATCAAACAATTGATATTCCGGGACTTGATACAGATCTTGATATTTTTTACGGAAACCGGGGACGGCAGTTAACCGTTGATGATTTACTATATATACGACGGGGATCGCAAAATGAGCTTACCAGGCGTGCTATTGCTTATGGGAATCTTTCCAATGCCGAGGAAAGAGCTCAATTTGAAAAAGAAAGAGATATTGAAAAATCAATGTCGGAGTTTGGCAACCTGGCCGAGGGACGCATAAGACTGGTTATGGATTATGCACATGATTTTTTTAATAAAGAAGAGAATAAAAAATTTTTGGAATTGGAAAAAGCTATTGGTCAGGATTATGACCAGAATGGAGAAAGGCTTAACCGCGCCTGTATTGATATGTTTAATAAACCTATGTGGCGTGAAGAAAATTATGTGCCTATGAACAGGCGGGATCAAACCGGAGGAGAAAACGAAAACCGTGTAATTGAGGATTTACTCGGTATAGAAGGCGTTGGCTCGAAATGGGTTAATAAGGGATTCTCGGAGAAACGTATAAATATATCACCTTTCCATCAAATGCCTATTGAACTCGGGTTATATAAGACTTGGGCGAGTAGTGTAGAAGCGACTGAACATCTTGTTGCTTACGGTCCTCTGGTGCAAAACCTGAATAATGTTTTTAAAGGGTACGGAACCGCGGATGTTCGCAGAACAATTGAAAATCGATGGGGAAAAGCGGCAACAGGTTATATTGACGATGCCATTGCGGAAATGGCGAAGCCAAATCCTACTCTGCATCGAAGTGCGGCTGATAATATTATCAGGAACCTAAGGGGAGCCGCTGCAACAGCTTACCTGGCCTGGAAGTTATCAGGAATACTTAAACAAGCAGTTACATCGCCATGGCCCTATCTTCAGGAAATTAATCCCAAAGATTATATTGCTGCAGCTTTGGAAGTTGCATTCGGCGCCGGGAAAATAAATGATTTTATTGAAGAAGCATCAATTTTTATGAAGAATCGTGACCCCAGTATAATGTTTGAATTAATCCGTGAGCAAATGCAAAAGACTGATAATCGGATTGGTCATATTTTGGATAAATTTAACACTATGGGTATGAAAGGCCTCGAATGGATTGATTGGGCTGCTGTGGCGCCAGGCTGGCTAGCAAAATTCCGGACTGAATTAAGAAGGCTTACCGCGGAGCGGGATGCCGCTTACGAGGCAAAGTTAAAAGAATACCGGGGAAGTCAATACAACGATGTTTTACCAACAGAAGAATCAAAAGCTGCACGGGCATTGGAAGAAACCATGGGTCCAGATGAAATTAAATACCAGGCTGTCGCCCTGGCCGATGACGCAGTGAGGCGCATGCAGCCATCATCACGTTCTACGGATTTGGCTCCCCTGTTTAAAAACAGGAATGAAGCGATATCTGTTTTTTTACAATTCCAGACTGCCTTAAATGTGATATGGCAAAATATTAGGTATGATCTCCCATTGGCCATGAGGGAGAAAAAAGTCGGTACAATTGTCGGAATGGTAACTGGTTATGCAATGGCTGGTATATGTCTTGGCCTTTTGACGGAAGGTTTGGGAGGTGATGATGATGACGAAGTTACTAAAGCAAGAAATTTATTATTCTATTCTTTTACACAATTTACAGACTCTGTACCGGTAATTGGCAACAGCGTTACCTGGGCTGCCGGTAGTTTTGTCACAGGAAAAAGTCGCTGGATTGGAAACAGTGCGCCGCTCGCAGTAATGGATAAAGCTTTCCAGGGCATCGGTACTCTGGGAACGTTAATTTGGGAAGATGAGGAAATAAAACGTAACAAGAAAATTCAACGCACAATTAGTCTTTTGGCCGAGGCTTTTGGTATTGCGGCCGGTTTACCGGTATCCGGGATAAAGGAACTTGGCCTTACTGCCGGTATTGGTGATGGTGACGGAGAATTGAATTTCAATTGGGAAGCATTATTGGGTAGGAGGAAGTAAAAATGGATAAAATGATTGAGATTCCGGAGCGGGAGTACGATCGGCTAAAACAGTTTGAGGATGGTGATCCAAAGTATTGCCAGGGCGTCAGTTGTATTTTCCAACGGGAATATAACAATAAGAGATGGTCATGGTCCAATTTTTTTATTGGCATTGTACGGTTTGTTTTTTCACCGGAGTTATGGGTTTTCGCAGTAATAACGGTTCTTTTTGTAAATTTTGAAGATATAAAAACTCTTGGGCATTGGATCGCTTATATATCCATTGGCGGAGCTTTTATGTTTTTTAAGCCTTTATCAAATTTATTGAGTAAAGGGAAATTAAATATAGAAGCAAAACTCGGAGCAACGGCAACCGTGAATAGTGATATAAAGAAGAGTCTGAAGGAATAACAGTAATGGAAATAATGGAACAATATTTATCAATAAATAAATATTCCAGGCCAGGGAAAAAACTATCAGAATGCAGAGCGATTATATTGCATTGGGTCGGTAAACCAATGCAGAAAGCTATTGATGTATGGAAATGGTTTGAACATGAATGTCCGGACGCCCAACATTATTCTTCTGCACATTACATAATCGATTTGGACGGGAAAGTTATGCATGCGGTGCCTGATGACGAAGTAGCATATCATTGTGGATCAACTAAACCGGATTTGAAATCCGGTTTAATTTATACTGATTGGGCAAGAGAAAAATTTGGCCGATATGTCCAGGACCCTGAAAGAAATAGTCCTAATAACTGCACTATTGGAATCGAGTTATGTGTAATAGATTGGCAAGGGAATTTTAGAAATGAAACCATCGATGCAGCTATTAAACTTACATCATTATTATTAGAGCAGAAACATTTATGTTGTGATGATATTGGTACTCACGCAAAAGTTACCGGTTGGAAGGATTGTCCTAAATTATGGTACGACCATCCTGAATTATTTGATAAATTCAAACAAAAAGTGATGGCCATTAGTAAGGTTCAGGGGAAGGCATGAAATATGTTAAAAATCAAGGGATTTTATTTCTCCCGAAAACATGGATCACAGTGGGTATTATCGGACTGTCTTTGGGTTTGTTTTCTTGCGCTACTAATCGCCCTGCTGTTGACAGTTGGGCTGACGCGAGCCTGGTCGCAGAGCAACGACTCGAAATTGAACGGCAGCGAAAATATATTGCAGACCTGGAGCGAATTATACAGTCAGGGTCAGAAAATTTACGAGCAGCAGCGGGATACCTTGGCGAACTTGAACAAGGAAATTACGACTTTGCGGATTGGCTACGACGAGTTGACCAATTTGTCAGGGCAGTTATCGACGAGCAACGAAAACTTGAGGCTGTACAACAATCAGATAGCGGAACGGATGCAGGAACGCGATGAAGACCTGGCTTGGGCATATAACCGAATTGATGCCTTGGAAATTTCCCAGCTACGTTGGATTATTGCAACATTTATCCAAGGAGCAGCACTTTTTGTGATTTTTATTATTTATTTTAGTATTAAAAGCAGGAAAAAAATATGAAAGCAATTGCTCAGCATTATTATGGTACTACAGAGGAATGGTTAAAATTTAATCCGGTTGTATACAATGCCGTCTTAACTTTCGAGATTGTTACCAGACAAGACGGATCGATATATAGAAAAGTAAAAGTGGGAGATGGGAAACGGAGATGGAGTGATCTCCCGACAATATTGGATGAATCTAAACCTGATGCATTAGCTGATATCCAAAAAAGACTTATTGCTGTTGAAAGTATCCTGGAAATTTTAAAAAGGAATAATAAATGAAAGCAATTTTACAAAATTTTGTTGGTACTACTGATGAATGGGAATCTGAGAATCCGGTATTATATGATGGTGTTTTTGGAATAGAAATATTACATGATGGCACCAGACGATCTAAAATTGGTGACGGAGTTACACCATGGCAGTTGTTGGCGTATTCGAATGGGGATCTGCCTTGGGGAATTAAACCTTCGGTAGCTATGCCATTAATGGACGGTTTAGGCAATCCGGGGGATGATCTTGACTCAAAATATTCAAAAGGAACTCATCAACATCCAAGAGATAATGTTTTGACTGAGGCGATTCTAGTTGAGGCAGAAATACGAAGTAATATAGATAATATACATGAAATAAGAATCGGTAAGATTGATAATACTATTAATGCCTGGATTGGTCGTGGCGGATATTTAACCCAGAATGATTTTGGATCTACTCTACCGTCACAACAGGATTTAACTGATTATGCTTTATCTGAAATTGGTCTGACCGAACCTATAAATATTTGGAATGGCACAAAAATAAAGAATATACATGATGACCATGAATGGGTTTTAACCAATACTCCTGATACAGATCCACCAATATTTGAATGGACAGATCAAGGTATATCAAATTTAAACCCATTTGAAACTGGCAGAGGCGGATATGTTGTTGGAGCAGATCCAATATGGGACGGTCCTGGATATGTAATTGCTCAGCCTGGAGGAAAAGCCAAAGTTGATATGGATCTGATTAGGAAGGCATTGATTCCACCTGGCCGGTTTTCGTATGAGACTATTACTAACGAAATTCAGTTAGCTGAATGGAGAATGATACCGGCGGACGGTCGTACAATATCGATAACTGATCCCAGGGCGGATCGGTTATTGATCTACAACCAGATACCTTATGCAACCGCGCAGGCAAATCCTGATATAATCGGGCTGTATAGAACAAACGATAATTTCCCAACCCATCAGGCATTAGCCCAGTCAGGAAAGCAAAGAGCAACGCCGGCGGAGAATGGATTATACTTTGCTATCCCGGATGCTTGCGGATTATTTTTTCGCGGTGCTGGGCAGAACGCCACTAAACGCGGCGCCAACAACACGCCTTATGATGGAAAGTTGACTGGTAGTTTCGAGCACGATAGCGTTGGTATAAAAAATGGTCAATTTAAAACATATAATATTGGTGGCGGTGCAAACGGTATGATTTTCGATGTGATAGACCCATTCCTTAGTCAGGTTCAGCCAATTAATAATTTTGCAACAGTGTCTTTTACGACATTGGCAGATAGCTATACGCAAATTATATCTTTAAAAATACAACGATCCGGAGAATTTACAAAGCCTGGCTCCTTATCTACCCTTATTTGTGTAAGCTATTAA